CGTCAGTAACTATAAGTGTTGATAACGCTGTTGGCAGTGGTACTTATACAAGTTGGAATATTACATTAACTGGTGATAGAGGTGCAACGGGAGCTACAGGTGCAACGGGAGCTACAGGTGCAAATGGGATTAATGGATTATCTAGCTACACTTATGTGGCTTATGCCGATGATGCTAATGGTGCAGGATTTACTAATACTTTTAATGGCTCTAAGGATTTTATAGCAGTAAGAACTACGACTTCACCCATCACTTCTCCTATTGCAAGTGACTTTACTGGATTATGGAAAAATTATAAAGGTGCTACAGGTGCGCCGGGCAGTATTACGGCGGCTTCTGAAATAACACTAACTGAAGTAACAACAGCACCGTCAACGTCTGTAGATCAACTAAAGCTTTTTAACAAGAACAATGGACTATTTATTAGAGGAGAAAGCGATGGTACAGAATCGGAAGTAGCCCTTAAAAAGACAAGACGCAATGTGGTTATTACGTCTAATTCTTTATCAAACGCAGCGCATCAACAAATTACATTCACTGCTAGTTCTGGATTTATTTGTTATCAGGTAGCAACCGATAAACCTGCTAGAATAAGGATGTATAATAACACAACAAAACAAGCTACTGATCTGGGCAGAAATGTTCCATCTACCCTACAAGATGCGTTAAATTTTAATGCTAGTGATGCTGGGTTATTAATGGAAATCGTAACTACTAACTCACTGTTAACTATTCCTTTATCACCGATAGTTAATATTGCAACTATACCAAGTTCAAATAATATCCCCATTACTATTACAAATCTTTCTGGTAGCGCAGGAACAGTTCAGGTGACTTTGACAATTATGGAGATTGAATAATGCCTAACGCCACAATTACATCAACAACGTTTACTGGAGATGGTACACAAACAAAATTCATGAATGAGGTAAACACAGCGATGATTGCTGCTGGTTTTTCTCAGATTGATTCATTCGTTACAACTGGTAATGAACAAAGAGTTTGGCAATTTGACGCTGACCCCGCAGATACTAACTGGGGAAAAATGATAATACATGGTGGTTTTAGTGCGTCAGGAACAATAAGAGTAAGAGGATATTCTTCTTATAATCCAGCAGGTGACATCGGTACAAATGAATCCGTGACAGCGACTACTAGCACGATCTCAATGACGGCTGCATTTACTCTACATATATGTAGTCATCCTGAAGTAAGAGGGGTAATCATACAAGAAGGGACTTCCTATGAGAAATTTTTTGGTTACGTGCGACCATCATCTAAACCTACACTGTGGGGAGAAGCCCCCTATGGATTTATTGATTCAGGGGTAAATGCTTACGCCTCAAACGGCTTACAGCCAATTTCACTTTTAAGACCTGCTTCTGTAAGCGTAGCTACTTCTTGCAATGGTTATTTGGACAATGGTATCCCAACCGTAGAGATATGGCAGAATCGTCCATTTTTAACAAATTGTATGCTGGTAGATACAACAAACAAAAAACCCATTGCTTTTTTTAGCAATGATGTAATTAGTGTACCGAATAGTGGGATGGCTATTTTACAACAGTTTTTTGATCCCACAACTAACGCAACTTACACAGTTTTTGATAATATTTCAGCAACGGCATCGAGAATGGCGATCAGAACAGCATGATAGAAGTAAATGCGTTTTTAAATACCACAAGGATAGGAAACACGCGATTGAATAATACTAGCAATCTTGTTCCGTTTTTAGAATCCTTTAGATTAGTAATACCAAGAAGGCTTGCACCGCCTGTTCAATACCTAATAGGTACTGGTGGTGGAGGTGGCGGATCTATAGTTGTAACAGTGCCAGTTACAGGACAAATATATCCAAGAATAATAAATATTTGAAAATAAAGCGGGTAAAGTTCCCGCTTTTTGTTACTAAATAGCGATCTATCCCATAAAATCATAAAGCACTGCATGGGAGACGGCAGTGCTTTTAGTTAATATAAAAATAGTGATAGGGAAATATCACTATATCATTGTTTTTCTGATATGGCAACATTTAACCGTTTAATCTATTATTTTTTCTCTCTTCAATTTTTTTAATGGTTTTCTCCCTCCAGTCATCTCCTACGGTTTTATAAAAATCTTTCTCTGACAAACATTCAACGGACGGCAGACAGAGTAAGTTAGCGATCGCTAAAACTATTCCATACTCCATCCTAGTATCACCAGACTCGATTAACCACCAAGCATACTTACTGACTTGAATTATCTCTGATAATTCTTTTTGAGTTTTATTTAACTCAATTCGTAGTTGCCTAACATTCTTGGCGATCGCTCTGTACAACTCTAAATTTTGATTTAATGATTGCCCTGTTAATTTAGCCATTATTTTGTAGAAAACTTTGCTTTATTATAAACGAAATTGGACGATAAACAATTAATTAGTTAATTATCAATAATTATTTTTATTGGATTTTAAACCATTTAGGATGTTACTAATACTTACCTATTTTCTGCTGTGGCAATAAGATTTGATTCTGGAACAATTCGTAGCCCGATCAAAACGCCTGAAGGTTACTTTAAGGCGGTAGGTTCGTTTGCGAAACAAGGAATTTTAGAATATCGCACACCAGACGGAGGAGTTAGGAGAGAATTTCGCCCTGGAGAGGAAAACGAAAAAGCATTAAAAAAATGGGCTTCTCAGATAGTTACTAATGAACATCCTGACAGATTAGTAAATGCTGAAAATGCCAAACAGTACCAAGTAGGGATAACAGATTCAACAGTTTTTCTAGAGGATGATTACGTTCGAGGTGTGGTGATCGTCACTGACGCTGAAGCCGTTAGATCCATAGAAAGGGGTGACACAACAGAAATATCTACTGGATATAAATGCCGTGTCATCAATGAACCTGGAACTTGGAGAGGACAACATTACGATGCAATTCAAGTTGATATTGAACCCAATCACGTAGCTTTGACTAAAAAAGGACGTGCGGGTTCTGATGTTGCCTTGCATTTAGATAGTGATGATAAAGATGTTGCCTATCAAACAACTAATAAACATAAATCTATGGCCAGTTTAACTATCAAGGGAGCTACTTACGAAGTTGATCCCCTTATTGCCTCTGTTGTCAGTGGGCATATTTCTGATTTGGAGAAACAAGCCATAAAAGCCGATTCTCTATCAGAAAAAGAAATCGAACTTGACAAACAAATAGCAGCACTTCAACAACAAATTGAAGAACTGACAGAGGAGCGCGATCGCTATCAAGGTCATGCTGATGCTTACGAAGTGGTGACTACTAACGCACTACCAATTCTTGAAAAGCACGGTTATGCCTGGAATGCTGACTCTGAAGAATTTGTTTTAGACAGCAAGAAAAAGAAAATGATGGTTGAGGAAGATGACGAGGAGGAGGATGAGGAAGAAGAATATGAGGATGAGGAAGAAATGATGCCTAAGTCCAAAAAGAAAAAAATGGACATGAAAAAATACGATTCTTCTGATAAAGATGATGAGGAAGATGATGAAGAGGAAGGCGATGAGGACGATGAAGAATATGGAGATGAAGAAGAAATGACCGCAAGAAAGGACTCAGTTCCCGTCATTCTTGAAGCTTGGAAAAAAGCTGAAGATTTAGGTCTTAACTTTAAGTTTGATTCTGCTTTAGGTAGAGACGACATCTATCATGCGATCGCTTCTGAACTCATGCCAGACGTTGATTTGTCTAATGCTTCATCTGCTTACTTGGAAGGCGTGATAGACCGCTTGCTAATTGAATCTCAATCAGATGATGACAGTGATGATTTTGGTCGCACTGATTCTGCTGATTCAGATATTTACAGCACCAATTTACGGCAAATGATTGGTTTAACCCGCAGTGGCGAAAATCCTGCACAAAAACAAGCTGAGCGATCGCAAGAATTAGCAAATGCTTGGCAACAACCCTTATCCCTTAGCAAAAATAGTTAAGTAAAATGCCTGAATTTCAATCAATTAATGTTGCCACTGGGCAAAGCAATTATTCCCGATATATGTCTCCGGCGCTCGCTGGGATGATGTCTGGAATTGGTTCTGCAATTATAATTCCTGCGTTAAATAACTACGCGACCTACGACACCGTAACCATCACCCCACCCGCAACAGTAGATAATTCTGCAATTTATACTGTGACCATTGCAGCGATCGGTGGAGGTCAAAAGAACTTATCCGATTCTTTCAGCACTGATGCTAGTGCGACAACCGCAGAATTAGGAACTGGCTTGTACAACGCGATGATTACAGATCCAGAATTTTATTCTGTGGTCAACGTCTCCTTAAACACTGGCACTAGCGTCATCACCTTGACCGCCCGCTCCGTTGGTACTGTCTTGACTGTTACCTCTAACTCTAGTGTAACTACTAATGACTTAACGATCACTAAGACTGTAACAGGCGCAGCTAACGCTATTATTCCTTTCGGTAGATTTGTTGGCAGACAGACAGCTTACTACCAAGATCCCCTAGAGGGTGTTGGCGCAATGACTTTAGTAGATCATGCTTCCAATTACTCTAATTACGGCGTTACCATTCTCAGCCAAGCTACCGAGCAAGTTGGGACATTCCAAAATGCTCAAGACGGTTACGCATTTGGCAGAACGATGGAAGTTCTAAAAAATAGCGGAACTTATAAAGGCATCTGGATTGAAACTGTTGAGTCGGATTTGGTGATTGGTGACACCGCACGTATTCAAATTACTGCTGGCAACCAAGGCAAACTTACCAAATCAACCAGTGGTACGGCGAATGTTTCCTCAAATGTAACTATCCTGTCTGCTACTCAACAAGCTTTTGGCAAAAACATCACTCTTTGTAAAGTTGACTTTTAATTAGGAGCATTATGTCTTTAGCTGCATCAGAAATTAGATTGGATGCTCCTACCATTGGAGCTTTCCAGAGAGAATTAGAATATCAAGAAGCTCAAGTAATTCAGACGTTAAAACCTGAATTACCTGCGGCTGCTGGGATGTTATTTCAGATTGAAGAACAGAATTTAGCTTGGGCTGAATCTACCAGCTATACCACTATTGATGGCGTAGGTGGTTTTGAATTGGCACGGGGACAAACCAGCAATTTACCTTATGTGGAAATGCTTGGTGAACAGTTCAACCAAGGAATATTCACCTATCGCAATGGCTACAGATTTACAGAAAAAGAAATAGCTGCAACCTTAAAAAGAAACGTTCCCATTGAACAACAAAAGATCATATTAATTCAACGCGCTTATCAAGAAATCTTGAATAAGTTGTTGTTGTTTGGGGATGTCAAAACTGGACTTGCTGGTTTTTTCAATCATCCTGCTTGGCTACGGTCAATGGCTTTATATAAGCTAGATGGCAGTACCATGAACGCTAACAACGTTCTAGCTGTACTAAATGCAGGGATTCAAGGTGGCAAGCAAGCTACCAACAAAATTATCAAATACGATACCCTCTTGCTTCCTGAAAATCGCTACGACTTCTTAATGAGTCAGTTCCGCCTCAGTGAATACGGACAAGAGAGATCGGTTTTGAGATATTTCTTGGAAAATAATCCCAGCATCAAAGACATTCAGCCAATGGCTGAACTTGAAACTGCCGGACCGAATGGCGAAGCTGTGGCCGTGTTTTATAAGCGCGATCCCTCGTACTTCAAAGCTAGAATCACTGATCCATTCCGCCCCCGTCCTTTAATTCCCGATGGACCTTGGGCTTTTTATCGTGGTTACAGTTTTGACTACAACGGCATTATTGTATATCGCCGTTACGCTGCTCACATTGTTATTGGGGTGTAATTATGTCCTACTTTGCGATCGCTTACCACCCTGAAAGAGAGAAAAGCCGGCAAATACCATTTGGTGTGCGCGGTGCAAGATTGTTCAATTACCAGATTGAGCGTCCAACTGCTGCTAAAAAAGACAGCAAATTAACTTTAGCTGACAGGGTAGAAATTGAAGTTGTCACCTTGAATAAAGGAACTAATTTCATTGATACTGACAAGTGGAATAGTGTTCTCAAGCATGAAGTTAATCAGATTGCCATTAACAATTTGATTAAATGTGGTGCTTTGACTATTTACACGCCAACCGCAGAATTTCCAGTCAGAGATACCACTGATTTTGAGGATATCGGCATCATTCAAGAGTTAGCTGAAAACTCTAAAGATGTTGATTGGTTGTCACTAAGTTTGAATATAGATCGTCGTCCTGAAGTGAGAAAGTTGCTTGCTGATAGGCTCAAAGATATTCAGGATGAAGTTGCGGCTATGTCTCAAACTATTTCCGGTTCTATTGCTACTGGGAGATAATTATGGTCGTCACACGCCCCAGTTTTCTTGCTAGATACAAAAAGTTCCAGACTCAAGATCCCGAAATTGTTGATTTTGCTTTAGAGCAAGCTAAGGAGTTTGTAGCTACATCTCTTTGGGGTCAACGTCGGGATACTGGAATTATGTTGCTGATGGCGCATTTCCT